ATTCTATATGTGTATGACTCTATATTGATAGATTTTGCGATTGAGGATGGGAAAGAAACCCTTCAGGCGATAAGAGAAATAGTTTCGTCTGATTTCCCTATAAAAATAAAACGAGGGAATACGTATTCATCTTTAGAGGCCCTTTGATATTTATCCGGGAACAACACAATTCCCGATAAATGAACAATAAACTTTACTGTACCTTTATACAAGATGAGGGGGTAGATGAAGTTGTAGATAGAATACTTGAGGAGCACGATATATTGTTTAACAAAATTTTTGTTTTGGCGTCCCTAGATGACGATAAAGTTATGTTAACCTATAATATAGACGGTCCTGTCTATAACCTACAATTAGAGAACACAATATTGGTCCATAGAAAAAAACAGACCAACACTCTATATACAATAAACGCCCTAAATGAGGTGATAAAATACCTAAATAACGGTGTTTTAGATACTACGTACCAAGTTGATTGGACTAGATTCCGTAACTGCCTTCTTTTGACTCGCCCTGGTGGGTTTAAAAAAGTTAGAACCCGCCTTAAAAAAATAATCGAGATAGAGTAAAAAGCCTTCTGGTAAAATTTGGATTCATTGACCTGGGTTATTATATTTACCCAAAATTAAAAGGTCATGAATTTAGACGAAATTAGAAAGCGCATGGACCGCTTGCAAAACAAGTCCAACGGCAAGTCAAAGTCAGACTATAAAGCCAACTTTTGGAAACCACCTAGCGGTGAGAAATCAGTTATTCGTATTGTGCCCTATAAGCACAACAAGGAAGTACCATTCACTGAATTGTATTTCTATTTCGGTATTGACAAACCCAGAATGATGTCACTCTCAAACTTTGACGAGTCTGATCCAATTTTGGAGTTTGCGTCACAACTACGTAAGTCCAATGATCCAGACAATATGGCATTGGCGAAAAAACTTTACCCCAAAATGCGTACATTCGCACCTGTAATTGTTAGAGGTGAGGAAGATAAAGGTGTACGTTTCTGGGAATTTGGTAAGATGGTTTACCAAGAACTCCTTGGAGTTATGATGGATGAAGATTATGGTGACATTACTGATATTGCTCAGGGACGAGATGTTACTATTGAAGTTATCCCTGCAGCAGAAACTGGTAAAATGTACGACACAACTACGGTCCGTGTTAAGCCAGTCCAAACCCCACTTGCAGACAGTGCAGAAAAAGTTGAATTCTTCCTTGAGAATCAAAAGAATGTTACTGAATTATTTAACAAATACTCATTCGATGAAATGAAGGAATCCCTTCAGAAGTACTTGGCACCAAGTGAAGAGCAGGAAACGGTAGAGGCAACATCACCTGTAAAAGAAAAAGTTGACCTTGATTCTAAAATAGACGATTTATTCGGTTAATATGGCTAAAAAATCCAACAATGAGGCCCTGGACGGGGGAAGTCTTACTGATGAATTAGCGGTTTCGCTTAATAAAAAATTCAGTAAAGAATATAGTAAAGTTGCCTACTTTCTTAACGGCGGGGAAGAATCACCAACAGATGTTACATCTTGGGTATCCACTGGGTGTACACCACTCGATTTGGCGATCTCTAACAGACCAAATGGGGGTTTGCCTGTTAGTAAAATTGTTGAGATTACGGGCCTAGAGCAAAGCGGTAAATCCCTCCTAGCAGCTCACGTAATTGCTTCTACACAAAAGCAAGACGGTGTGGCAATATACATTGATACTGAATCAGCACTAGATGCACAGTTCCTAACCGCCATAGGAGTTGATGTTGATAAAATGCTTTATATTCCTCTTGATACAATTGAGGATGTTTTTGAGGCAATGGAAGACATCATCGTAAAAATTCGCGAAAAAAATAAGGACAAGCTAGTGACTATTGTAGTAGACTCTGTAGCCGCCGCAACCACTAAAATTGAGTCTGCAGCCGACTACGACAAAGATGGTTATGCTACTGCTAAAGCAATCATCATGTCTAAATCAATGCGCAAAATTACCAATTTGATTGGTAAGCAAAAAATCCTGTGTGTATTTACTAATCAGTTACGTCAAAAACTAAACGCGATGCCGTTTGGGGATCAATACACAACGTCAGGAGGTAAAGCGCTCCAATTCCACGCCTCAGTTCGCTTGCGACTCAAAGGAGTAGGCAAGATTAAAGAAAAAGTTAATGGCGTGGATGAAGTAGTTGGACAGGAAGTTGAATGCGTAGTTGTTAAAAACCGCTTAGGCCCACCTAACCGAAAAGTTCGTTATAATATCTTTTACGATTCCGGGATTGACGACATTTATGGTACCTTAAAGTTGCTTAAAGAATACAAGATTGTTAAGCAGGGAGGTGCGTGGTACAAATACACCACAGCTGATGGAGAAACACACCAATTCTTAGCTAAAGAATTTGGAGATCTGCTAGATAGCCACCCCACAGCTAAAGAAGAATTGTATGAAGCCCTTTGTGAGAAATACATTATGAAGTATCGTCACGAAAAGGAGGATGGTCTAGATCGTGACCCCGAAGAAACCATAACTGAGAATGAGTAATTTCGAAGATATCTTAAATAACATATCCCGTGAAGAGAAGCACCCTAATGACAGGGTGCTTCTCATTGACGGATTAAACATATTCCTAAGAGCGTTTGCCGTAAATGGTTCGCTTAATGAAAAAGGTGTACCTGTAGGAGGCATTATGGGTTTTATGAAATCCCTTGCATTCTCTATTAGAGAAATGGAACCGACTAGGGTAATTGTTGTTTATGATGGTGCCGGAGGCAGTAAAAGACGAAGAAAAATCAACCCAGACTACAAGTCAAACAGAACTCCTAAGCGTGTAACTAAATTTGATGCTTTTAATTCATTGCAGGATGAAAAAGAAGCAATGAAGATTCAATTTAGAAGATTACTCAGTTACCTTGAGTTACTTCCAATTGACGTTTACAGCGTGGATAATGTTGAAGCGGACGATGTAATTGCGTATATCGCGCAAAATGTGCTAGAAAACGAAGCAATCATTATGTCTGCTGACCAGGATTTTTTACAATTAGTAAACGATCGAATTGTAGTTTGGTCACCAAATAAGAAAAAATACTACACAAAAGAGCAAATATTCACAGAATATGGAATACCAGCTCACAATTTCTTGATGTATAAGTGTTTAATGGGGGATAAATCAGATAACCTTGAAGGTATTAAGGGTTTAGGCCCCAAAAAGATGACTAAAGTAATCCCTGAAATCACAGGTAGGGAAATGGATTTAGATTACCTTATACACTATGCATCTACACAAGACAGTTTAATGCATAAACGAATCGTTGAAAATAGAGAAACATTGGAAACAAACGAGAAAATGATGTCACTTAAAGACCCCATTATGTCAGGGCAAATAAAAATTCAAATAAGTGATTTAGCTTCTCGCCCAACAAATTTGCTCCACCGAAACGATTTTATTATGTTATATAACGAAGATTATATGGGGAATAATTTACAAAACCCAGATATCTGGTTAAAGGAACATTTCCTCAAATTAAATAATCTTGCAAAAATAACACATGAGTAAGTTAGAACAGTACGGCCATAATTTCCAGGTTAAAGTACTATCTACGCTTGTTAAGGACAGAGAGTTCTTACAGCAAGTAGCAGATATTGTTTCACCTGACTTCTTCGATAATGAAGCAAACAAGTGGATTGTAGGTAAAACTCTAGAATATTTCACAGAGTTTAGAACTACACCCACAATGGAGGTATTCAAAGTTGAAGTAGAGAAAATCAAAAATGAAATACAACAAGTTGCTGTAAAAGAACAACTTAAAGAAACATTTAAATCTACTAAAGCACAGGATCTTGATTTTGTAAAACAAACATTCCTTGACTTTTGTAGAAACCAAACACTTAAATCTGCCCTTCTTTCCTCAGTCGATCTACTTGAAATAGGAAACTACGAAGATATTCGTAGACTTATTGACAACGCACTTAAAGCAGGTGTAGAAAAAAATCTTGGCCACGATTACATGGATGAGATTGAAGCCCGTTACCAAGAGGAAGCTAGAAACACAATTGAAACTCCATGGAATGAAATTAACAGTTTATTAAGTGGTGGTTTAGGTACAGGCGATTTAGGTCTACTTGTTGGTAATCCCGGTGGGGGTAAATCGTGGGCACTTGTTGCTTTAGGTGGACACGCAGTTAAACTCGGCTATACTGTTTTACACTATACACTTGAGCTTTCTGACATGTATGTTGGCCAAAGATACGATGCCTTCTTTACAGAAATTCCTGTGAACGAAATTAAAATTCACAAATCAACTGTTAAAGAAGAATTAGGAAATATAAGAGGGAAATTGTATATTAAACAATATCCGGCGGGTAAAGCCAACGTAAATACGATATTAGCGCATGTAGATAAATGCCGCGGCCAAGGCATTGAACCTGATCTTATTGTGTTAGATTACGCAGATCTTTTATACACTAGAAATGGAAAAGAAAAAAGAGATAAACTAGATGATATTTATACTTCACTAAGAGGTTTGGCTACTGAATTAAGAATCCCTATATGGACAGCATCTCAAAGTAATAGATCAGCAGCTAGGGATAACATTATTCAAGGTGACCAAATCGCTGAAAGTTATTCGAAAATCATGATCTCAGATTTTGCAATTTCACTTTCTAGGAAAACAGAAGACAAAGAAAATGGTACTGGTAGATTCCACATTATGAAAAATAGGTATGGAGCAGATGGTTTAACATTTAACGCACTTATGGATACATCTACCGGAAAAATTGATTTTACTAACCGCATAAATAATGAAGAGAACAGCAGCCCAGACGGAGCTGGCTTTACGGGAAATGAAAGAAGAAACCTCCAAAGGGCTGCTGAAAATATTTTCCAATTTTAACAGTATATACTGTATTTATCACTACACTAATAAAAATTCAAAATAAAATGGCAAAGAAAGACCTGAAAGAGGAACGAATTGTTTACAAACCATTCGAATATCCTGAAGCCTTTGACTATTGGTTAAAGCAACAGCAAGCACATTGGATTCACACTGAAGTCCCAATGATGAGTGATATTAATGATTGGAAACAAAATTTAAACGAAACTGAAAAAAACATAATTGGTTCTATCTTAAAGGGTTTTGCCCAAACTGAGACAGTAGTAAACGACTATTGGACAGGATTGGTTACAAAATGGTTTAGGAAACCAGAAATTATAGCAATGGCGACCACTTTTGGGGCTATGGAAACAATACACGCCGAAGCATACTCACTGTTAAATGAAGAACTTGGACTTGACGACTTTAGCGAGTTTCTCGAAGACGAAACTACAATGGCTAAAATTGAGAACCTTATGTCAGTTAGGGATAATTTTACTGACGAAAAAGATTGGCATGAAATCGCAAAATCTCTCGCCATCTTCTCAGCCTTCACAGAAGGAGTTAACCTATTTTCATCTTTCGCCGTACTACTCTCTTTTAAGATGCGAAACAGACTTAAGGGAGTGGGTCAAATTGTTGAATGGAGTATTAGAGACGAAAGCATGCACTCCGAAGCGGGATGTTGGTTATTTAGAACACTTATCAAGGAAAACCCTGAGCTCGACACTCCGGAGCTCAAAACAGCAATAACTGAAGCTGCGCTCCTATCTTTAAAACTTGAACTCGATTTTATTGAAAAAGTTTATGAAATGGGAGATCTTGAAGGGTGCTCTAAAGATGATCTAATCAGCTTCATCAAAAATAGAGTCAATACAAAAATGGGTGATCTTGGCTACGAAGGTGTAGTAAATGGAATTGACCCAAACGCACTCAAAAGAATGAAGTGGTTTGATTCTTTATCAGCAGGAAAACAACATACAGATTTCTTCGCAAATAGGGTAACAAATTATTCTAAGGGCAATATGTCCTGGGACGAATCAATATTTTAAATTATGGACGGAAATTTAGTAGCAGATACAACCCAGTGGGTTGCGGGGAAGGATTTCCCTGAATGGATGGATGAAGTAGGTGTAGCAACTATATCTAAAGGATATTTATTACCAGATGAAACACCAAAGAAAGCCTACAG